AATTGCTGCCTAGCAGCTAGGCGAAATACTAAGTGTTTACTCTTTAAAAATCAATTTATTAAATGACTTCTTTGTTTGATTTGTCGCAGATCGTTCAGGCCCATCCTGACCGTATCCGCTACTGGCGGAGCAAAGGACTGATTCCAAAAGGAACGCAAGTCCACAAATATGCACCAATCATTTTTTCAGACACAGAAGTCCAAGAAATCAAGAAATTCTTTAAAAACAAGAATGATTGACGAAGAACTACGCGAAGAACTCGCGACCATTCGCAACCTGCTGACGGAAGTCTTAAAAAATCAGGACATTCTGGCAAAGCGAATCAATGCTGACACCGCAATCAAAGCGGTTCAGACAGAGCGAGCGGTTGAGTTGGCAAGATTAAGAAGAATGGCAGACAAGGCAACTCGCAAAACTGAGACAGTTGACTGAGCCATAGTTATTTCAACTCATTGACCGAGTTGGACGGTTTGGGAGAACCGGCTGGAGCGGCTATGGCTCATTGAGCAGTCTACATGGGGAATCAAAGCCTTGTTTTTGTAATGGCGGAGGGGTCTGCCAGCAGCTTGAATAAGGCTTCCCCACCATAACATGGAGTTGAAGCATGACCGTAAATCCTACCGTTCTCACTGTGTTCGTCAAAGCAGAACAAAAGTCCAAGGCGAGAATCATAAATCACCACACCGCACCAGCCTGGAAGAAGCTTTGGTGGCGCATTCGCTTGTATTTCATAAACCGGAAATATGCACGAAGGCTTAGAAAGATTTGAAGCCTTTAAGGAGGAAACCAGAAGGATTGGGCGAGCATATTGGGCAAGTGTTCGGAGAGCAGAAGCAGACTCCAAAGCGTTGCGTGAATCGTATACGCCAGTTTTCCAATGTCCAGTTTGCGGTTTGTTCAGGCCGGAAGGACATAGCCAGAAGTGTAAAGACCTAAAGCCGCTGGACATAACAAAGGAAGAGAAGTTCAGCAGGCTGGACGATCCATTCAACGAGAACACTTGGGACGACAAGGCAATCATTGACGATTAGAAAATGCTGCGTTTGTCAGAAGCGGTTTAAGCTCAAAAGCAGTTCACATAAGACCTGTTCAAAAGAGTGCAGCTACAAGTTGCAGTTGAACAATGCCGCAAGATACCGAGAAAGAAACAGAAAGCCACGGCAAAAGGTTGCTTGCGAAGGTTGTCACAAGATTTTTGAGCAGCCACGTTCAGACCAGAGGTTTTGCGGCACTCGTTGCTACAACCAGCACTACAAAAGAACGGTAACGGTTGAGCCAAGGCCATGCGTTGAATGTGGTGAGGTGTTTCAGCCTAGGACTGAGCGCAACATTCTATGCAGTCAGCAATGCCGTTATATAAACGACAAAAGACGTGCCTACGTCAGAGGAACGATTCCCAGAATGCCTGGGACTTTGAAACCCAAAGAATGTCTAGTTTGTAAAAAGACATTTCAACCCAAAGCAGGTTCTCAAAAATACTGCTCGCCTACATGCAACGGTTTGGTTCACCTAAAAAGAAACCGCAGTCGCTTAGACCACAATCGACTTCTTAAATGCTGGATTTGTTCAAAGCAATTTAAGCCAGTGACGAGCAAGTCGAGAGCAAAGTTTTGTTCTGCTGAATGCCGAGCGGTTTATCACGGGAATAAGGCTGCTGAGAAAAGGCAAGAGCTAGAGATTGAGGCGAAGAAGCAAATTGAAGTCAAAGAGAAGTGGAACAATGCTTCAGTCACCTCAACCGAAGTTCCGACTGATTCCATGTTTCCAGAAGAGATTCTGGCTTTTATCAATCGTGGTGGACAAATCACACAATATCTAAATCCGGTCTGGGTAGAAGGTTCAAAACCTTCTGAATATGAGGATGATTTTATAACAGATTAAGCCTTCTGGTTTTCCGGTTTTGCCCATCCTCCCTAAAAAAACGGGCAACCATTCATGTGCCGGAGCAAGCGATACAGCTTTTCTCAACTCAAGCTCAAGCTGGCTGGAAGGCGCGAATTAAAAGTATGGATACTGAACTAATTATTTTGGGCAGAGGCTCACCAAACAAAACCAAGGACGGCAGAAAAACGCTTTGTGCCATTGGGTTGTCAAAAGAAATTGGGCTTGTTCGCGTTTATCCAGTTAATGCAGAGGCTCGACAGTTTAGGTTGTGGAATCGTATTAAAGTAAAACTAAAGAAAAATGAAAAAGACAATCGACCTGAAAGCTTTTATTTAGACCATGATTTTTATTCTCAACCTTCTCAAATTAAAGTCGTTGAAACAATAAAAGACTCAGCAGATAAGTTGCAGATTTTAGACTCTTGTGAGCTTCAATCTGGAGAAACGGACCCAATTGATTTTTGTAATCAAAACAAAATGTCGATTGCCTTAGTCAGACCGGAAAAAAATCAGATTTGGGGTGTTGTTAAACCTAATGACAGGCAAAGAAATGACAGGTCTGAAGATGGTGAACAAGAATGGCTACCAACTCAAGAGCAAGCACCTTTTATTTATCAAATTGGATGGCAAAGCATCCAAGGAAAGAATCACACTCAAAGTGTTGTTTCTTTTGAATTCCATGAAGCACAAAGAAAATTTGAAGCCACACCTTACGCCTTACTTGACAACGCCAAAATATCTAGCAAGGACTATCAAAAATGGTTTTTGTTAGGCAACCAGAACAACAAAAGAAACTCATTTCTTATTGTTCATGTTCACCGATTTTTAGAGCATGACCAGGGTTTTATGCTGCCCTGTTGCGACATCCTAAGTGGCAATCCTGCCGGATGGCCTTATTTCGTGACAGGGGGAAGAAATGTGAAGAATGTGGGACCACAGATGGACCTATTCAAATCCACCACACTTTTTACAGAATCGGCTTAAATCCTTGGGAGTATCCCAAAAACAGCCTCATTGTTTTGTGCAGAAAATGTCATCAGAAACAACACTCGAACACCATCCCATCGCTAACATTTGGCCTATGATGGGAGAAGAACAATATAAAGAATTAAAGTCTGATATTGAGCAGAATGGATGTATTAACAAGATTTGGTTGTATGAGGGAAAAATATTAGATGGGCGCAATCGCTACAAGGCTTGCCAAGAGTTAAATCAGCATTTCTCTTTCCTAGAATATAAAGGAGACGAGCCAATCCAGTTTGCGATTTCTCTGAACATGAAAAGAAGGCATTTAACTTCAGCACAAAAAGCGGCACTTGCTGTCAAAATTGAACCAATGTTTGCCGCTGAATCAAAGAAACGACAACAAGCAGCAGGCGGCAACCACAACCCAGAAGGCCGGAATCAGCACACAGAAGAAGAGTTGAGGACGGTTAATAAAAAAATTTATCAACCGACCAACAACGAACCAAAGAAACGAAAAGAGCAAGCACTGCAACAAGCAGCAAAAGCCTTAAATACTAATCATGTATATGTTAGCCAAGCCAAGAAAATAGAAAAAGAATCACCTGAGACTTTTGAGTTATTGTTAGAAGGCAAAGTCTCGATGAAAGATGCTTCAAAAGAAATTCGGAAAAAGCCGGTTAAAGATTGGACTGAAGATGAAAAACAAAGAAAGGCAGATGTGGAATCTGGGATGACGGTTTTAGCAAATCAAGAACGAGATAAAAACCTTTTGCAATGGGCTGAAAAGAATAAATGCCTTGTTCGTATTGACAGAGGCTCAAAGTGGGGCAATCCGTTTTTGATTGGGGATGACGGAGACAGAGATGAAGTTTGTGAAAAGTTTGATAAATTTTATTTCCCAAACAAAAACAAGCTTTTGCAAGAGATTGAAAAATTAAAAGGCAAAGTACTTTCTTGTCATTGCTATCCCGAAAGATGTCATGGATTGACACTAATTTCTGAACTTAAAAAGGAACTATGAACAACGACAACCTTTTAGTCCAAGTCGCTCAACAATGCGCTATTGAGCCAGCAGAACTGCAAGAAGTTCTAATGAAAACCGTGATGCCCAACAACTCAAAACCTGAGAATGTTACGGCTTTCCTCGCAGTTGCCAAACAGCACAACCTGAACCCACTAACCAGAGAGATTTACGCTTTTCCAGCCAAGTCCGGTGGCATCAGCGTTGTCATGAGTGTGGACGGTTGGAACAAAATCATGAACCAACATCCGCAGTTTGACGGAATCGAATTCAATCATTCAACGGATGAAAAAGGCCAAGTGGTGAGCGTCACCGCAACGATTTACCGGAAAGACCGACAAAGACCAACCGTGGTGACTGAGTTCTTGAGCGAGTGCAACACAGGCAGCCAACCTTGGAAACAATACCCCAGCCGGATGCTTCGCCATGCTGCGATGAAACAGGCCATTCGACTAGCCTTTGGCCTATCGGGAATCACGCCAGAACCGGACGCACAGGAAGAAGAACCACCAGCACCAAAAGTCATCAATCCTGAAGGCTCACAAGCCTTCTTTTTGCTGAAAGAGCAGTTTGAGTCCTGCCAAACTCAAGAGGCACTTGAAGAGGCAAACAGTCTAGCCAACGCCTATGCCAAACGAGGTGACTTAAAAAATGGCGAGGTAGACCGATTGAAGTTGATACAGAAGCAGGTTGAGCAGGAAATTGCTCAGACGATGGCAACCGCAACTGAAGCCGCATAGGTCAAGATGGCAGGCAATCACTACGTTGTTCTAAATTACAAACTGCTCAAGGCTTGTCCAGACCCAGCAATTGCGGTTGTACTGGCAGAACTTTCGAAGTGGGATGAGTTTTACCGCAAAGACCACCCGAACCGTTTGGAGTGGTTGCCTGTCGAATTTCACAATCAACCTGGCTGGTTTTACAAGACTGAAGACGAATGGGAAGAAATCGGAATTACGGCAAGAGTGCTACGCAGAGCAAAGGCTTTTTTGAAGGAAAAAGGCATTCTTTCAGAGCAAATGAAAGGTTCACCTCCAAAGCTATGGTTTCGGCTGAATTCAGAAGCCTTGGAAGCCTTTCTTGCCCAACCATTACAATCGGTAAGGGTTACGAATCGTAAGGGTTACGAATCGTCACCTCCAAGGGTTACGAATCGTAAGGGTTCTAATAATAAGGAATCATTAAAAACAATCACTATAGACAATCCCCCTATATCCCCCCCAAAAGAATCACCGTCTGATTTCAAGATTTGGTGGAAGAGTTGGCTGGCTGCAATCAAGACCTTACCCACTGAGAAACCAGCTGCTTCAGGAACACCGGACAAGGCCGAGCGCAACTTCAATGCGGTTCGCAAAAAGTTCAACTTGGAGGAAATTCAGAAATCGACAGAGAACTATCTCGAAGAATGCCGATTGGACAGGTTCGGAACAAACCATTGCAGACCCAACCAACATGCCGCAACTTTTCTGAAAATTTCAAACATTGAGCATTATCTGGCTTGGGAAGCACCAAGCCGAGCCTCACCAAGCAATCAGCCTGACGAATGGGATTTGATTGAACAACAACTTCAAGGAGACAGTCAATGCAGTCCGTTGAGCTATTACGCAAACTGAGCGCAATTTACAAAACCAAGCCAAGCCAAGAACTCGCTCAAGCTTGGCAGATTGGTCTGGATGATCTAAGTGAAGAGCAAATCGAAGAAGGTTTCAACCGGATGGTGAAAGAGTTCAAGAGTGACTTCTTGCCAACCGTTGCCGTTTTTCGCAGTTACGCACAACGCAACACCAGCAACCGAACCCAAGCTTGTAAGACACCAGACGAGTGGCTTATCAAGGAAGCAGAACTCAAAGCGACAGGCAAACGCTTGGACCCATGCGGAGGCCAGAAGTTCTTTGAGGCGATTGGTCGCGCACCTTTCGGCTTCTGGCTGGATTCAGACTCAATCGTTCGTTGGACAACCAAAGACGAGACACCTGTGAAAGTGGACAAACCGAGCAAAACCGATTCACCAAGCCAATATTTTGCGAAGCTAGTGCAGACGGTTGCTGCTTGATCACGTTTCATGTTTCACCCGTTCCGAAACCTCGCCAAAGCCGCTCTGATAAGTGGCGAGTCAGGCCGGAGGTTTTGCGCTATCGGCTTTTCTGCGACACCTTACGGCTTCAGGCTCACAACCAGAAGTTTCACCTTCCAGACAGCTTTGCCGTTGAATTCATTTTGCCTATGCCCAAAAGCTGGAGCCTCAAAAAAAAGAAAGCAATGAACGGCAAACCTCATAGACAAACCGCTGACATTGACAATCTCTTGAAAGCACTGATTGACGCCTTACTCAGTGAAGACAAGCAAGTCTGGGACGTTCACGCCAGCAAACGCTGGGGAGAAACTGGACTGATTCGGATTTATTCACCAACCGAATTTGATTGGGCTGATTAGATGATTCTTTCTCACCAAACTTTGAATGGACTTAAAGAGTTGGGGCATTTGCCACGATTCGCCCAGGTTGGGCCTTGCTCTGTTGATTTGCACTTGGGGAATACCTTTGCCCAATTAGGCGTCAAGCAGAA